TACTGAAGCGTACGCTACTCGACGCTCTTGTCGAGCTTACCGTTCCCGTCTCTGTGAGACAATTTGGAAAGCGGTAGCTACTTGGAAATACCTCTACAACTGCGAGGCACCGAAATTCGAGCCTATTTCGGATAACTGTGTCGACCTTAGTAGGGAAACGAAGTGCTATCTGCAAGCTTGTCCTGCCGTGGACCAGCATGCAGAGTTTGCATGGAATTCAATCAAGAAGCTACAACCGGCTTCATGCCGGTGTATGGAAGCCCCTTTGCTTTCATCCGTCGCTAACCATTTCCAGTCTCCACCCCCCTCCCTTCCACGCGGTTACATCACATTTGCGCGTAAGATCGTTCGACGCCTGTTCCCTCACGGGTGGGACGCCGGATCTTACGAATCTTGTGTGCTTGGAACCGACCCTTCTTTGTCAGCATGTTTGGAGAATCGCCGCAGTGCAGGCGGACTTCACGGCTATGTTTCCAATCCTTTGATTGAGAACCAACTTGGACGTTTTCGTCACGATGATTTCCTCACGACATGTTTGGACGGGGCAACCCGTCCTCTTAGTGTCGCTTCGGGTCTGACTGTCGTTCAAAGTGCCGGTAAGCCTCGCCCGCTGAGCAAATTCTCGGCGGACGCGATACACTTGAGACCGCTTCACAAGGCGATCTATGATAGGCTATCGCGCGAGAAGTGGCTCTGCCGCGGTGATTTTACAACTGACGTCCTACAGCGCGCTGGTTTTTCTTTTGTTGAAGGCGAAGTCTTGACTTCGGGGGACTATAAGAGTGCCACCGACAATCTCTCCATTGAGGTTGCCGAGGCTATTCTTGACGAATTGCTCAGATCCACGGTCTCTGTGCCGGGATCGATGAAAGCATACGCCATGAGTATCTTACGTCCCACGTTGTTCAACTTGGAGCACGGTATAGATGATTTTATTCCTTCGAGAGGTCAGATGATGGGTTCTTTTTTGTCTTTCCCCCTCCTTTGCTTGCAGAACAGGATCGCTTTCCTGTATGCAGGCGATTCGGTTGGGATCGATAATTCAGAGTTTCCATGTCTGATTAATGGAGATGATATCCTATTTCGATCCGGCCCGCACTTCAGTGCGCGCTGGATGGATGTTGTAGGAGATTTGTCTCTAGAGGTTGAAAAGACAAAAACTTCCGTTTCACCGTTGTACGGTTCGCTTAATTCCACACTTTGTGAGCGCCGAGGCGCTTTTTATCGTGTGGTTGCGACTGTCCGCATGGGGATGTTACGGGAGTCAGAGTCTCTGGACACTCTCTCAAAAGGTTTTGATGATTTTATTGCCGGGCTCAAGGGGTCACTCCGTTTTCGAGCGGCGATGGCCTGGTTTAGCTGGAACATAGGAAAAATTAGACCCTTAGGTCTGACTACGCACGATTTGGGTTTCAGAGGCCCATTGGCGTACAGAGCGACAAAGAAATTCGGCCTCCGACTTGGGCCAAGTCTCCGGAAAATTCCGAGTTTAAAGATTGATAACGGGTTGACGCTCACTTGTGAGTACGTCGATCCTTGTCTCTTGGACGAGGACGAAAAGAAGGAGAATTTGGCCGAATTGGCCGCGTGGAAATGGAGGACGGGCTTTGAGTGTTTCTCGAGTTCGCGCGCTGCAATGCGCTTTCACCTAGCTGTCTCGGCCACTAAGATTGATGCGCCCGACTTTAAGCCGTACTTGTACGGGGGCGAGTCGGGCGTTCTTTCTCGAAGTGTGGGCGGCGCCAAAGTGTTTATGCAACGTGTGAAGCGAAATCCACGAGGCTTTCCGCTACTCATTCCAATGAGAGGGAAATTGCCTTCGTACGAGGAAGTGCTCGCGGGAGAGGTAGACGTCGGCTCAGTCGAGCCACTAACAAAAGAGAATAAGAAATGACCTTAACGCCGTCATTCAGGTTAACGGGCTTAGCGCTCTCGCTCTTGAAATAACGCACAGAATGGAAACGGAGGTGACTCCCCCTAGGATGAAGTCCAGTGTCGGTTGATTCGCTCAACGGCTCGACGTAGTCTTCTGAAGCACAGAGTTAGAGGCAGCGGTCCCCGAGTAGTAGCCTTTGGATCGGCCGGTCGGTTGAAATAGGGAATGGGGGCGGTACGAAATTGCCGTTATGCCACAACCATTTCTTAGCTTTAGGCGACTCTTTTAAAGAAGGAAGTAGGCGTGTTGTAGGACACCCGAACCTTTGTTAGTGTGACA